ATTATTTATCATAATGTCCATTATGTTGTGATAGTGTTATTTTTGCACTCGCAGCCAAGCACCTAACGTTTAGTGCTGTTGTTTACTTGTTAAATTATTTTAGTTATGAAAACTTTGAACTTGTCCCGTAAGGAGTTGTCCGTTCTTCGTCTTGCGTTATCTCAACGCCTTATTAACTTACAAATCGATGAACTTAATAACAGACGTGTCGGTTTGCCTACGGGCAAAATTCGTAAACAGATTGTTTTTGCTGATTCTCTTTTAGCTAAACTTTAGTATTATGGTTGTTCTTGAACGTTTCGCATATCGTGACAAATATGTTATTGGCCGTTTGTATATCGGTAATATCTTTTTTTGCCATACCCTTGAACCTCAGTTAGGCGCTTCTGGTTCTTCAAAAGGTTGCATTCCTGCTGGTGTTTACAAAATGGCTATGTCTTGGTCTCCTAAGTTCCAAAAGATGCTGCCTATCTTGTTCGATGTTCCTAACTTTGAAGGTATCCGCTTTCATGCTGGTAATACCTCAAAAGATACTCAAGGCTGCATTTTGCTTGGTGATAATATTAAGGTAGGTTCTGTTTCTAACAGTGCTTTACGAGTTTCTGAGTTTATCCGTCTTTTCCAGAAAAACAAATTACAGATGGATATGTTACATATTATTAATAAATAAATTTTTTGTTTATGAAAAAAGAACTTTTGAAAATTGTTATTAAGGCAGTACTTTATGCACTTACTTCTGCAGCTGCCTATTTTGGTCTGCTTTCTGTTTAAATTAATGGTTTATGTGCACAGCTCCACTTTATATAAAGAATAATTCCGTTTATAAGTCCTATCTCCATAGCTTTAAAGGTTATGAAGTCCCTTGTGGTCGTTGCGATGAATGTCGTAATACTTATATTTCGGAATGGCGCACTCGTATCTCTTTTGAGTTGTCTAATTTATATTCACGTGGTGGCTGTGCCGTTTTCCTTACTTTCACTTATAATGATAAGTGTTTACCAATGTATACCGATGGCGATTTTTCCATACATTGTTTTAACCATAAGGACGTTAAGGCTTTTCTGAACCGTCTTAAAGTATCTTGTTATCGTGCCTTTGGTGCTAATAGTTATAAGTATTTTTTTACCTCTGAGTATGGCAAAACTACTTGTCGCCCTCATTATCATGGTTTGTTCTTTCTTCAACCTTGGGTAGATTATGTTAAGTTTACAGAGCTTGCCCGTTCTGTCTGGTCTTATGGTTTTATGTTTCCAAAGTATGATATTCATCAAAACAAGTATGTAGATAATTATGGTACTACTTCCACACCTCTTATTCGTTCACTCGTTGGTGGTGCTAAATATGTTTCAAAGTATGTAACTAAGGATTTATCTTTTTATGATTTACCTTCGGTTTCCTCTTATATTGCCGATAAGGATAATAAGGACAAAATGCGTCCTTATTTACCCAAGCATTGGCAAAGTAACCTTTTAGGCCTTTCTATTTTGGATTCTGTTAACCTGTTCGATTCTGTTTCAGTTGAACGTGTTTTAAATGATGGTATTGTTAATCCTTTGACCTTTGATGTCGTTTCCTGTCCTCGTTTCATTATTAACAAATTGTTATACAAAAATGTTAAGTCTAATCGCATTAGTCCCACTTCTGGCAAATTTCTTTATGACCGATACCTTTCTGATATCGGTCGTAAGTATATGCATAGTATTTTCAAATCTCGTGCTTATAAGTTTGCTAATAAAATATCGGAAGTTTTACAAATTGGATTTTCTGACCCTATGCGCTTTAATCTTTGCGGAATTGATGTTAATCGTCTTCGTTCTATTGGCTTAACTACTCAGTTTTTGCCACAAGATTGTCTGCCACTCTCTGTTTATCATCTTTTTTGGAAGATGGCTTCTACCCCTTTGTTAAAGTCTTTTCTTTCTCGTTATTCTGGTGACGTTTCCGCCCTTTATGACATTGATAAAGTGTTTCCTTTTTGGCTTAAAGCTAAAGATACTGAGTATTTAAAGAAACATTCTACCGATTATCTTTTGCGTTTTGATAATGTTTACCGCTGTGACGATTCATTATATAATCGGCTTTTCTCTGATTTTGCTATGTTTCATGATGTTTTTAAAGATATATCTATTTCTCTTTCGCTTGAGCGTACAAAGTATTATAATCAGAAGCAAGATGAAGTCGATACATTTAAAAAGAAGTATTTTAGTAGGTTTGACCCTACATTATGTTAAATTTTAAATTTTTATATTATGGCATTTAGATTTCGTAAAAACAAGGTATTTCAACCTCCCGTTTCTTCTGTTTCATCCTTAATGGAAAAAACTACTGTTCGTTCAGATGGTTTGCAATCTGTTAGTATTGTTCGTGTTAATTCTCGTGATATTGACGTTGTACCGTCTCCTTTTGAGTATTCACTTGAGAAACTCCTCGCTGCAGGTGTTCCTCTTAACTCTGTTAATCCTACCGTACTTGATTCTGAGCCTACCTCTGAACAAGTTTCACAAATTGTTGATTCTTTAAATTAATTGTTATGTTTAATATTGGTAAAGTTTCTTTGGGTGTTTCTACTAAAAAGTATAGTAAACCCATGTCTTTTGATAACAACACTACTTTCTCCTTTGGTGCTGTTCAACCTTTGTTTTGCCAGCTTCTTATGGCTAAGGCTTCTATTAATGTAAATGCACGTCAACTTGTTCGACTTGCTCCACTTCCTGTGCCTACTTTTGCTCGCATGAAGCTTATTAATAAATATTGTTTCGTGCCTATTAGTGACGTTTACCCTGCTTTCGAAAATCTTATGTCTGGTATTCCTTACACTCCAGATTCTACTGGTAATGACGTTTCACTCTCTTCGTATGTTCCTACAACCTTGCCTTTTATTTCAAATCGTGTTTTGCTCGCTTTGGTTTTCGGTTGTGGTTCTGAAGTTTCTATCTGGGTTAAGCAGGCAGGCTCTCCAGAAGATACTAATAACTATGGTTCTCGTCCTTTGGCTTCTTCTGCTGAAACTGACGATAAACTTGAAAAATGCAAAAAAGCTTTTTTGCATAGATTGCATAATAAGACTTTGACCGATTACTCTTATTCTCTTGAAATTAACTACCTTCAAGGCGAAACTGATGATTTCGTTACTCCCGAAGGTGCTGACTATGTTATGCAAGTAGATGAAACCGATAATGGAGCTTTCGGTGTTTCTTTCCTCGCTTGTGTTCGTTTCTCTCAGCGTGCTAAACGTTTGCGTTCTATCTTCCTCGGTCTTGGTTATAACCTTGATTTTGCTAACGATGATAAGGTTAATATGCTGCCACTTCTTGCGTTTTATAAGGCTCATTATAACAATTATGAGTTGAACCGTTCTTCTCAGTGGTCTACATCTTATGCTTACCAGATTATCACCCTTATTTCGCAGTCTGGTTTTACTAACTTTATTGATGTATTTGACGGTGTTTTACCTACTTCATCAGATGGTAAATTCCGTGAAAGGCTTGTTGGTGTTTTCCACTCCTTCATCTTCTATGAGTTGTCACAATGTTGGTTTACTTATAATGATGATTATTTTTCGGCTAATCGCTTGTCGCTTACCAATAACACACAGCCTTTGAACTTTCCTTTTGTTAATGCTGACGGCTCAGTAGGTAATACTTTCTTCGATGAACGTACCACTAACAATCCTAACGAAACAACTTTAGGTAAATCTGTTCAACAGTCTTCTAAGCTTCCTTTTATTGGTGGTGATTTGTCGCTCATTGCATTCCAGGTATGCCAGCGTTTAACACGTTATGTTGCAAAAGATTCTGTTATCGGTCGTAAAATGTCCGATTGGGTTCGTACTAAGTTCGGTGCTGATGTTGCTAATAGTCTTTATAAGGATGTTTTCAATGTTTCGCAGTCTGTTCTTCCTATTGCTGTTGACGATATTTTCAACGTTGCAGATACTGCCGTTTCTGATTCTGGCGATGGTGAAGTACTTGGCGCTTATGGTGGTAAAGGTGTTGCTTTTGACAAGTCCAAAGTTTCTTTTACTGCTCCTTATTATGGCTTCTTTATCTGCCTTTCTGCTATTGTTCCAGATTCCAGATACTTCCAAGGTTGCGACACCTCCCTTTATGGCATTGATAAATATACTTTGCCTACTACTGATTGGGATGCTCTCGGCTTCGAAGTTACCCCTCTTGGTGCTATCTTTGGTGATAATAACCTTTGTTCTGATGACCTTATTAAGAAGTATGGCCGTACTTCCAAAGGTTTCGGATTTATGCCCCGTTTTTCTGGTTATAAGGTCAAGAAAGATATTATCAATGGTGATATGTCCAGACGTGCTACCATGGACGACTTGAGTCCTTATTATCTTGACCGTATTATTTCCAATCAAAATTGCCACGTACAATTGAATGAAGCCGGTAATTATATTGTCGACTTTACTACTGAAGCCGATATTCGTGACCCTCAAGTGCTTCGCTATGCTTGTCGTTATCCATCTATTGGTAACTTCAACCGCATTTTCTATAACAGCGGTACATCTGCCCACGGTGTTTCAGATGGTGGCGAACCTTTGATGGATGATAATTTCATCGTTCAGAGTGTTTTTGATATGCGTGTTTCTGACGGTCTTAAACCTATTAGTATCTCTTATGATACTTTTGAGGAAGAAACCGATAACGGTACACATGAAGTTAAACAAGATTAGTATTAGAGGGCTTTTGCCCTCTATACTTTTAATATTATTTTATTATGGGTTTTTTAGATGGTCTTGGTGGTCTTGCTTCTTCTCTTGGCTTAAATATTGCTGGTCAAGCTTTAGACTACAACTACAATAAAAAATTGATGAAATATCAAGCGCAATTAAACGAAGAAGCAGCGCAAAATAATGATGCCCGTACACGTTCCCTTATGCGTGATACTGATACAATTACAAAGCAGTCTATGCGAAATGCTGGTATCAATACCGCCATGAATGGTGGCCAATCACAAGTAGGTGCAGTAAGTGCTCCAGAAGCTTCTGGCGTTTCTGGTGCTTCTGTTTCTGGTCTCTCTGGTCTTGGAACATCTGCCGTTAATGCCTTTAACCAATTTCAAGCTATTGACAGAGAAAATAAGGTTAAAGATTCTGTTGTTAAGGCAAACGAAAGTTCCGCTGATTCTAATGCAGCAAATGCCCATAAGGCAGAAAGTGACGCCCAAAATCAAGATATTAAGAATGTCTTTGAAATTCAACACCAAATGGATGAAGTTCGTAAAGCTCTTGATGAACACAAGATTTCTCAATCTGAATACGATACTAAGATGGAAGAGTTGCAAAGGTTGCTTGATACCCACGATAGTTATGTTACAACTCAGAAGGAAGCAGCCAATCAGTCCGAAATCGAAACACGTATTAAGACATTGCAAGAAGATAACCAGAAGATACAAAACGATATTGCTAATATCGTTAAGCAGTGTAACGAAGAACAACGTAAACAGCTTGTCTTTATTACTGAGCATCAGTTGGAAAAGTATCTCAAGGATATTGAGGAGCAAAATTCACGTATTAAAGCAAACAATGCTTCCGCAGCAGCTTCCTTTGCGTCTGCAGCAGCTTCTCGAGCTCAAGCGCTTTATACAGGTGTTCTCACTCAACTTGAAAAGGCTAAAGTACCTTATGCAAAGCAAATTGCAGCAGCTACAAGAGATGCTGCAGTTAATTCTGCTAAACTTGCACACGAGCAAGTACGTGGCCAGAAACTTGCTAATAAAGATAATGTAAACTCCTCTGGCTATGACGAAAATGGTCGTGTTACTGACCCAACAAAGGTTGCTACTAAATGGCTTGGTGATAACTTGCGTAATGCTCTTGGTGGACTTATGTCTGCTACTAAGACAATAAAGTAATATCTTTGTCGTTATAATAGTATGAATAAGTTTATTAAGTTCTGTTATTGCGTATTATTAGGTATATTTACGCTTTTTATTGTTATGCTTGTTATTGGTGCTATTTACCAAACTTTTACTCATTAACTCTTATGGCTTGCCTTTTTGGTGAGCCATATTTGTTTTGCGTGCGCGCGCGCGCTTCGTGTGTGCGTACGCATTTACTATTTCCTTTTATGATGACGTGGAGAGGGGTCCGCGAACGCTTGAGCGGGAGAGGGCGTTGCCCTCTCTGATAGATACCTCGCCTTAACTTCGTCCGCGGAGCCGAAACTACAAAACGATGCCGTCACTCACTTCGCGTTGCGCGGGAGCGCCCATGAAAAACACCGCCGTCTGCGTAAGACCCGTCGGAGACAGTTCCCACTTATTGCCATGTACAGTTGATTTTGTCCTGCTTAGAGAACCAGCCCCCCCTGGGGGGCGCAAGCTCAAGGGGGGTATTCTAACAATATCAATTATATTTATACATATCTTTTATTTTCTCCTTGAGCATTACTGCAGTAATTTAAAAATGTTAATACTTGGAAGCCTTTTGGCTTGCCAACGATTCTGCATCGCTCCACATTTAAACGGCATTTAGCTTGATGCCGTCCAGCCACTTGCCATCTTATTGTCAATCGGTACGTAGTTCTCCGACCTCTATTTTTGAGAGGTTAACCACCGTTCTAAATTCTAATATATTTTCGGTGTTAATTGTTTAAATTGTAATCTCCACTTTACGTTTCACGTGAAACGACGTTAAATGTAAGTTAAAATTTGTAATCATAATGTCCATTAAT